CTGTTTTTAGTAGGCCTAAACTTTTAGGATGAATAGGAATGCATGAGGTCGCAGATTACGGTTTGTGCGTTGACACAAGCCATCTTGAGCGTGCTACAAGCGGGGGGAGAGAGGGAGAGGGGGGCTGATGAATGGAGAAAGATCGATGGGCGAAGTAACGAAGATCACCGATAAACAGCGGGCTTTGGTTGATACTATCGTAGCAACAGGATGCAGCCTGAAAGAAGCCGGCGAGGCAGCTGGATACGCCAAGGGTGAAGGCGCAAGAGTGAGTGCTTCCCGAACGTTACGTCTACCTCACGTGCAGCAGTACATGATGCAACGGATTGGGGAACAGTTAGGCGTGAACGCTATGGGCGCAGTTGCTCAGGTCTCAAAGCTGGCTTCTGGGGCCAAGTCTGAGTACGTTCAGCTGCAAGCAGCACAGGACATCTTGGACCGCGCAGGGTTCAAACCGATCGACAGGAGTCAGGTTCAGGTAGCGGGTGACATCAAGGTCTCAATCGACCTCGGCTGAAGTTCGTTTTTACCTTTGATGGTAGTGAGGGGGGTGGGGGGAAAACTGTGACAGTCTTTCAGGTTACTGGTCCCTCACCAGCATTTTTCTTGAAAAAAGCACGCCACTCGGAAAAAATATTTTTGGTCTAGGAGGTCCGTTATGAGGTATGAGAAGAAGCCGGAGAAGCAGCCGAAGGGTAATACAATGGTTGCGAAGCAGAAGATCGGAGGGAAGAAGTGAGTATTCCTGAGCGGGTCAAGACTAAGATGAAGCAGGCTGGTCTGAGGAAGATCAATCAGGCTCAGCGCTTGCGGGATGGGACTTCCAAGAGTCATCATGTGATGGCGAAGGAGGGTGAGAAGTATAAGTACATTAAGTTTGGCGATGAGAACGCGAAGACGGCTGGTGCGCCGAAGGCTGGTGAGTCTGAGGCTATGAAGAAGAAGCGTCGTGCGTTTAAGGCGCGTCATGCGAAGAACATTGCCAAGGGCAAGATGTCTGCGGCTTACTGGGCTGATAAGGAGAAGTGGTAATGCCTTGGACATTGAAGCATACTGGTGAAGTTTGGACTGGTGAGGTACATGAGATTGCTGGCCGAACCTACTCAGGGAAGTCGCGTACGCCTGAGAGTGCGCCTTTGGTTTGGGCGGACGAGGTTCAGCCGGCACGAACTTCGAAGGGGACTTACAAAGCTGACAACCCTTCTACGCCAAAGGTGAATGAAGCAAAGGTTGCGAAGAAGAAAACTAGCACACGGAAGGTGAAGTCTGATGCCTAAAGGGAAGTACAGGGCGACTATCAGGGGAATGGTCGAGGCTGAGAAGGCGATGGACAAACTCGCCAAGCGATTTGGTCAGGGTGATCCTGTTGATGCCGAGCAGGGACGGACCTTGTTTCGTCGGCTTATCTTGCGTGGAAAGAATGCTTTGATGGAAGCGCGCGAAGGGCAGATGATGCAAACGAAAGAGTACAAATCTTTGGATGCGAAGATGAAGAAGTACAATAAGATGTCTTTGTTCTCGAAAGACAAGAGGGTTGATTGATGAGCTTTATCTCAACCCTTTCTCAGCAAGACCTGAATCTTCTGCGCGGTATTGTGCGGAAGGTTCACTTGCGTGAAGTGGTAAGGAAGTTTGGGCCGAATCATATTGGTGTGTCGGATCAGGAATGCGACAAGCTGATTGAGAACATTGGTCCCGAGGTTGCCGAGCGGATGATCCGCTTTGGTGTGGACAAAGGCTTGCGATAGGAGATTCACATGGCCAGAAAAACATTGATGACAGAACGAACTGAATCTGGTGCGCAGCAATACACATCTGAGCGCATGAAGGACGAGGGGTTGAAAGGTCCAAAGTATTCCTTGATGAAACTTGCCGAAGAGAAGGCAGAGGCGATTGGCGGCGCAAAGGGTCGAGCTTTCCTTGCTTTTGTGATGGCGGCAGATTACGCTGCAAGCGCAAAGCAAGCGCAAGACTCGAAAAGTCTCAATGAGCTTTTCTCGAAGTTCGAGAAGAAGTGGGCTGCCATAGGCAGGAGCAAAATGAAGCGCGCTAAAAAATGAGCCGACCCGTCTATGAAAGCGAACAGGACTTATTCAGGGAGCGTCAGCTTGCCGTAAAGGCTGAGAGGTCTTGGCGCTGCGAGATGGTTAAGCAAAACAAGTTCAATCAGTTTGACTACGCGGCCACAAGAGATGGTCGCGTCGTTGCTTTCATAGAGTTACGAGTTCGCTCAACGCCCTTCTTGAAATATCCCACAATGATTATTTCCGTCAGTAAGTTGCAAGCTGCTCAGTCAATGCATATGGCTACTGGCCTTCCATGTATTTTCCTCACGCAATGGAGTGACTGCGCTGGCTTTGCTGACATGCTCAAGCAGTACCCTGTGACGATTGGCGGAAGAACTGACCGCAATGATTTGGCTGACATTGAAGCTCTGGCTGAAATACCGATAAAGGATTTTACGATCCTATGACTACGTTTAAGTACAAGCCGGACGGCGACGTCCTCAAAGCCTTTATGAAGGACGACACGTTCTTTCGTGGCATTCGCGGTCCGGTTGGCTCTGGTAAGTCTGTTGGATGCTGCGTCGAGGTTTTCCGCCGCGCCCTGCAGCAAGAGAAAGGTCCAGACGGCAAACGCAAAAGCCGATGGGCAATCATCCGAAACACCAACCCGCAGCTAAGAACGACAACGATTAAGACTTGGCTTGACTGGTTTCCCGAGAATGAATGGGGCAAGTTTACTTGGTCGGTTCCCTATACGCACCACATCAAAAAAGGAGAGATCGAGCTTGAGGTTATCTTCCTTGCCCTTGACCGCCCCGAAGACGTTAAGAAACTTCTTTCGCTCGAACTCACTGGTATCTGGATCAACGAGGCGCGAGAAATTCCTAAGAGCATTATCGATGCCTGTACGATGCGCGTTGGCCGCTATCCTTCTATGCGTGATGGCGGTCCTTCTTGGACTGGCGTTATTGCCGATACCAACGCACCTGAAGAAGATCATTGGTGGCCCATTATGGCTGGCGAGGTTCCAATCCCAGATCATATTCCGCGTGAGCAAGCTAAGATGCTGGTCAAGCCGGACAACTGGCGTTTCTTTACGCAGCCCGCTGGAATGGTTGAGGACAGGAACGACGAAGGCGAGGTAGAGGGATACACGCCAAACAAAGAAGCCGAGAACCAAAAGCACATGATGAAATCGTATTACCCGAACTTGATTCAGGGTAAGACGAAAAGCTGGATCGATGTCTATGTGATGAACCGCCTTGGTACGATTCAAGACGGCAAGCCGGTCTATCAGATGTTTGCGCCTGATGTTCACATCGCCAAGGAAGAAATACCGATTGCCGCTGGCCTTCCTGTCTATGTGGGGGTTGACTTTGGTTTGACGCCAGCAGCCGCCATTGGCCAGAAGGTTCGAGGCCGCTGGCTTATTCAGTCAGAGATTGTTGCAATCGACATGGGCATTGTCAGATTTGCAGAGGTCTTGCGCACCGAGCTTTCTACGCGCTTCGCTGGTTGCGAAGAGGTTTACATCTATGGCGATCCAGCCGGTGACTTCCGCGCACAGACCGATGAGTCAACGCCATTCCAAATTCTTCGAGGCGCTGGCCTCAGAGCTTTCCCAACTCACAGCAACTCGGTTGACCTTCGGCTTGAGTCAGTTTCATCCCAGCTGACAAAGATGGTCGAAGGCAAGCCCGCCTTCATGTTAGACCGAAGATGCTCCTCCCTAATCAAAGGCTTTGAAGGCGGGTATCAATACAAGCGCATGGAAGTGTCCGGCGAGAGATACGCCGACAAACCCGATAAGAATATGTTCAGCCACATTCACGACGCGCTTCAATACCTCATGCTTGGTGCTGGTGAAGGCCGAGCCTTGATGAATAGCCAGAAGCCGGCACAGCCGGTCGTGGCCAATCGATCATTCAATGTCTTCGGTAAGCAAAAGAAGATGACACGCCCGTCCCTTTGGTCTCGCATGTAATGTTTGTGCGTTGATGCGGAGAACTTTCTCTGCATACGAGGGATCAACAACGAAGGAGATTACTATGTGTTTTGGTCCGAGCAAAGCTGAGAAAGAAGCGGCTGCTGCGCAACGGGAGCAAGCAGATCAAGAGCTTGCAGCAGAGCGCAAGAAAACCGCTGAGCAGAAACAGCAAGACGTTCTTGCCGCGCTTTCTCGCAAGACAGCGGGTCAGGCAAAAGGTCGAGGTGGCTACGGTCGTCGAAGCTTGTTCTCAGGAGGGGCGTCCGGTTTTCTTGGGCGGTTTAACTGATGAGCGAAGAATCGACAGCCAAGAAGTACCTTGGCCGGTATGAAAAGGCCAAAGCGTACCGAGATAACTTTGTGCCTCTGTTTGAAGAGTGCATTGAGTACACCATGCCGCAGCGCGAGTCTTTCTACGACAAGGCTGCCGGTCAGCGCCGCGACGACAAAATCTTTGACGAGACTGCCGTTGTTGGCGTTCAAGAATTTGCCAGTCGCTTGCAAGCCGGCATTGTTCCGAACTATGCGCGGTGGGCCGATCTGACTGCGGGTTCTGAGATTCCCGAAGACCAACGCGATCAAGTGAACAATGATCTTGATGCAGTAACTGAGTATGTGTTTGAGATTTTGCAGAACTCAAACTTTGCGCAGGAAGTGCATGAGTCTTTTATGGACTTGGCCATTGGCACGGGTACGCTTTGCGTTGAAGAGGGTGACG